CAGCGCATATCAAAGGAAAAAGACCAGTGCGTCAATTAGATATGGACCGCAATGTTGTTGCTGAATACGAAAGTATGTCAGAGGCTTCTCGTGCTTTAAATATAAAAGAAAGCACGGGTGCATGACATATATCTTTATGTTTAAAGAAACCAAATAGAACATATTATGGGTATTATTGGGAGGAAATAGATTAATGACAGATATAATGACTAAATTAGCAAGTTCCGCTTTAAGCATTGCATTACTTGGAGTAGTAATTACTTATCCTACTGGTGCTATTAAGTGGGGCCTTATTGTATTTATAGTTAGTATGGTAATCGCACTTTTAGCAGAAATTTGCGATAAGTAAAAATTTTTGTTAAAATATAATTGTAAGGAGAAAGTCCTTATAGAAGTTTCTTACCTAACACATTCATTATAAGATATTCCTTTTTAAAATGGGGCTTATGTGATTAAACATGGCCCCTCTCTTCTTATTAGGAGGTTATTAACATGAATTTAATTTATGCACTTATATTGAGTATTTTAGTTGAAGCGCTTATTAGCTACGCAAAGGATATTTACCAAAACCGCAGGTTATGTTGGGAGTATTTACTTTCTATTGCTATTGGATTGGGATTAGCATTTGCGTATCAGATTGATATAGTTGCTTTGGCTCTTGGAATTGAAAGCGCAATTCCATATGTAGGTATCGTTATTACAGGAATCGTTATTAGTAGAGGTTCTAATTATGTCTTTGACTTATGGAACCATATACTTGAAGTTAAACAGCCATCATTTGATGAAATAAAAAAATAATGTTACAATATATATAGAAGGAGAAAGATAATGAAACCAACAGGAGTATATGGGATTGAAGAAGACAGAATTTGGTTTGAATATCAAGATGCTTCTGGAAAGAAGTATTACCGCATATATATTATTGAACATGAGTATTTAGTTGATGATAATGGGAAGGTAATTGAAGATGATTAATATTAGAGTTATGGTTATTGGAGACGATGGAGAAGTCCAAGAGAGAGAAGTAATTCCTCTATTTGAGGATGTGGAAACTGGCGAGATTTATCACAAAGACCAGATTGATTGGGACTGTTGAGAAGAACTTAGAGTTCTTAACTTTGGTGAAGACGATTCAACAATAATTGCGCCCCGCTGGGGCAGATTTTAATAAATTGGGTAGTTCCCTTTAATGGGGACTACCCCTTTCGTATTTCTTAAAAAGGAGGTGCCGCTAAATGGAAACTAATATCAATAGAAGAGGGTCTGGTTTAACGGAAACTCAGATGAAGTTCTGTGAGGAATATGTCAAGGACTATAACGGCATTGAAGCGTATTTGCGTGCAAGTCCTACATGTACAAGTAGAACAAGTGCTTCTACTATGTCTTATAAACTCTTGAAACGTAAAGACATCATTGCATACATCCATGAACTTCAAAAGGCACTTTTTGAGGCCAAGTGTATCACAGCAGAGCGTATTGCAGACGAGTTAAGCAAGATAGCCTTTGATGAAGATAACTCAAAGAAAGACCGCATGCAGGCTATGTCTTTACTCCAAAAGCAGATGGGTTTAGACCAGCAAGTAATCAAGGCAGATGTAAATCAGACTACAACTATTAAAGTTGGAATAGACGAAGATGAGTAATATAAATTTAAGGCTTTCCCGCAAACTTTTTTCTCCTAAACTTTATCCTCTTTTGGAGGATTACACGCATCGTTATGAGATTTATAAAGGAAGTGCGGGTTCAGGTAAGTCTTTCTTCATAAGCCAGAAGATAATTTACAGGTGCCTTAAAGAACCCATAAGAGTTGCGGTTTGTAGGCGTTATGCTACCACGCTCCGCAACAGTTGTTTCCAATTGTTTAAAGACATTTTGACCTCTTGGAAATTAACACCTTACTGTAAGATAAGGGAAACAGATATGTATATCAAGTTTCCTAATGGCAGTGAGATTATTTTCCTTGGTCTTGATGAAGAAACTAAATTACTTTCTTTGACTGACATTTCTACTATTTTTGTAGAAGAGGTTTTCGAGTTAGAGCGTAGTAAGTGGGAGCAATTAGATTTAAGACTTAGAGGGCGTGCTAAAAATCAGCAACTTATGGCGGCTTTCAATCCAATAAGCAAGGAACACTGACTATTCGATTTCTGTGTCGTAAATCCGCCAGAGAATATGTATTTCAGTGAAACTACTTATAAAGACAATCCTTTTCTTTCTCAGGATTACATAAACGCTATCGAGAGTTATAAGACCAGAAATCCTTGAAGATGGAATATCTATGGCTTAGGTAATTGGGGTAATGACCCAGAAGGCTTGGTATTTACGAATTGGCGTAAAGAAGAGTTTAATCCGCAAGAACTTATTGCTTCTGGCTTGAAACGCAGAAGTGGTATGGATATAGGTTGGATAGACCCAAGTGCTATTGTGAATACTATTTACGATGAGGCCAATAAGACTATCTATGTTTATCAAGAGTTCTATGCTTCTGGAAAGACATTAGATGAGTTAGCCGCCCAGTTAGATAGGATGGAGATGAAACACCAGAAGTGTTATGTAGATAGTGCTGACCCCAGAGCGATAGATTTTTTCAGGAGAAAAGGTTTTAATACGGTTCCTTGCGTTAAAGGTCAAGGTAGTGTAGAAGCGGGAATAAGTTTCTTACAGAACTTAACGATAATAGTTCTTCCTTCGTGCGTTAATGTGATTAACGAGTTAGAGAACTTTGCTTACATTAAGGATAAAAAGACCGAGAAGTATAGCGAGAAGATGGACCACACTTTCTCTCACAGTATAGACGCGATTAGATACGCTTACTCTGACATCTATACAGCACGAAGTCTGAAAACATTTAACATTGGTCTGCTTGGTTTGTAGGAGGTATAAACACGAATGTATTTCATAGACAGAGACAAGCAACTCTCCACCCAAGAGGTTGGAGAGATTATTAATGCTTTCCGCACTAAGGAATTGCCAGTATTGAATAGATACTATAATTACTATGACGGTAAGCAAGCAATACTTCAAAAGATGGTGGCAGATGATACTAAGCCATGCAATAAAATTGTAAGTAATTATATGGATGAAATTGTTAATACGTATGTCGGATATATGACAGGTATTGACATTACATATACATCTGATGAAGATATTGAAGAAATCCAGAATGTATTAAATTACAATGATGTATCACAAGAAGATGCGTCCTTATTAAAGGATGCGCTTATTTTTGGTTTGGCTTATGAAGTGAATTGAATTGACAGAGATGGTAAATTGCGCTTCAAGAAGTTAGACCCAAGAGAATGTATTCCAGTTTATGAGAATACAATAGAACAGGACCTTGCCGCGGTTATCCGTTTCTATGTAGTAGATAGCACTAATCTTTTAAGTCCTAAATATTATGTAGATGTCTATGACGGCAGAGAAACAAGAAGTTATGAAGCCAATCAGAATTTCTCTGGCTTTACTCTTTTGGATATGATTCCTAATTTCTATGGTATGGTTCCTGTAAGTGTGTTTGAGTTAAACGAAGAACACAAGAGTATTTTTGATAAGGTAATGTCCTTACAAGATGCTTATAATACTCTTCTTTCTGCTGAGGTAGATGATTTCCAAGCTTTCGTAGATGCTTATATGGTTCTACAAGGTATCGCAGATGTAGATGAGGAACAATTACACCTTATGCGCACTAACAGAGTTCTTGTTCTTCCAGAAGGTGGAAATGCAGAGTTCTTAAATAAGAATATCTCTGATACTCAGATTGAGAACATGCTTGATAATATAAGGGATACGATTAGAGAAATAGCGGCCGCACCTGACTTCACTGATGAAAGCTTTGGCACTCAGAGTGGCATTGCAATCAGATATAAGTTATTAAACTTCGAGAATAAAGCAGGTCAAATTGAAAAAGCTATGGTAAAGACTTTACAGCGCCGCATTGAACTTATTTGTTCTATCTTACATCTTACTTCTGGCGAAGAAGTATGGAGAGATGTTCAAATTGTATTTACTCGTAATCTTCCAGTAGATACTCAGGAAATTGTATCTATGGTTAATAGCTTACGTGGTCTTGTTAGTGATAAGACCCTCATAGCGCAATTACCATTTATCACTGATATTGATGCGGAATTAGATGCGATTGAAAAACAGAACGAAAAGAACGCAGAACTTTATGATTTCAATAAGCCAAGAGAAGATGAAGAAGTAGCTGAGGAAGATGAGTAATTATTGGGAACAGAGACTAATTAAAATGCAGAAGGAATTACTTGATAAAAGTATTGATGAATTAGATTTGCATTTAATTAGACTTTACAAGAGTTCTTTAGAAAAGAACAAAAGAGAAATGGTTAATCTCTATAATACGCTAATAAATCAATCTGAAAATGGCGCGGTTAAGATTAACGATTTATATAGATATAACAGATATTGGCAAGTGCGCTCTGATTTGAACGCAAGACTTGTTTCTCTTGGCGAGAAAGAACAAGATATTATGAATAAGGACCTCACTAATATGTATATGAAGGTCCAGAAATACTTCAATGATAATCCTAAATACTTGGCAATTACTAAACGAGGTGTAGCTACTGAAAGAACTATGGTTCCTATTGATTTAAATGGCCAGCAGATAAGTATGAATGGCAAATATGTTGTTGATGCTATCTGGTGCGCTGATGGAAAGCATTGAAGTGATAGGGTCTGGGATAATCAACAAGCTTTGGCGCAAGACCTTGAACAGGGTTTATTTGATGTTATTGCTCGTGGTTCTGACCCAAATATCTTAGCAAAAGAGATAGAACAAAAATATGATAAGTCTTACCGCAGAGCCAAGTCTTTGGTAAGAACTGAATTAGCACATGTGTATAACGAAGCGGCTATGGATAGATATAGAGAAGCGGGGATAGAAATAGTTAGAGTAGTTGCGGCTACTGAAATTGTTAGGACTGTTGGAAAGAAAGTAGTCTATTATCCTTGTGATATCTGTCAGGAACACGATGGAAAAGAATATAATCTATTAACTGCTGTTGAAGGTGAAGATATTCCTTTATTCCATCCTAATTGCCGTTGCACGATTATACCTGTAATAGGAGGTAATTAAGATGCCTCAATACATTTTATATTGTGAAAGTGATGGAAGTTGCTATGTAGAAGTCCAAGAGATAAGTGATAACACATATATCTTCTCTTTGGATGAAAACGGTAATCTCTATTACGAAAAGAAAGAAGACGAGGAGGCTGAAAATGTTTAAAGTTGAGAATGACAAGATATGGCTAACCCGCGGAGATAGTGCGGAGTTCAGGCCAATTATTCAAGACTATGAAGCCCAAGAAGGCGATAAGATAGTCTTCTCAATGAAAAAGGCTTTATCCGATGCGGAGCCAGCCTTACGATTAGAAGTTAATTTAGGAGATAATGTAGAATTTACTCCTGAATTGACCGCAAAACTACCTTGCGGCACATACTTATACGATTTAGAAATCCAGACAGTTGGTGGAGACCATTCTACTTTCGTAAATGCGCAAAGATTTTATCTTTTAGGAGACATTGATAATGAAAGAGATTAAGGGTCAGTTAAATGTGTTTAAGTTCGTAGGAACTTACGATAATGAGACAGGCGAATGGAACAAAGAAGCTGTTCCCGCAGAAATCAATGACTTCATCTTCTGGATTGAGAATGATGGAACTTGTTATGTAGAGACAAGCCAGAAGTTTGAGTATGATGCTAAAACAGGAAGTTTCTATTTAATTATGGAGGTAAAATAAATGGCTGAAAGATATTTAATAGGTAATGTCAAAGGCCCAGCAGGTGAAGATGGTTTTAGTCCTTCTGCAAGTGTTCAACCTACATCAGAAGGTGCGGTAATTACCATCACAGACCGTGAAGGTACAACAACCGCTACAATTCTAAATGGTGATAGCCAACCATATACAGCTGGAACTGGAATTGATATTACTGGAAATGTTATTTCTTCAACAGTAGTTGCTCCTACAAAGACAAGCGATTTAGTTAATGACAGTAATTTTATTGATAACACGCAGTTAAATGCGCGACTTGCTTCAAAGCAGGATAAGCTTACCGCAGGAACTAATATCGTAATTGACGCAAACAATGTTATTTCTGCTACTGGCAGCCAAGGGCAGACATTACTACCCGGAAATGGTATTAACATTTCAAATGATACTGTTAGTATTGATGAAGCAGTAGTAGCAGTTAAACAGGATTTACATGAATACACTGCTGGTGAAGGTATTCAAATTGATGGTTATGAAATTAGCGCAGATATTGACGTTCCAACAAAGACAAGTCAGTTAATTAATGATAGTGGCTACATTTCATCTATTGATGAATCTGACCCTGTATTTACTGCTTCTCCTGCTGGTGGTATTACTGCGGCTGATATTGAAAGATGAAATAACGCTGGTGGCGCTATGAGCGCTGGTGATGGTATCGACATTACAAACAATACAATTAGTGTAGATAACACAGTTGCTAAGAAGACTGATATTCCTACTGTTCCTACTAATGTATCTGCATTCACTAATGATGCAGGATATCTCACTTCTTACACAGAGACAGACCCTGTATTTAATGCAAGTCCAGCGGCTGGTATCACAACAGAAGATATTGATACTTGGGATGCTAAGTCTGATTTCTCTGGCGAATATGATGATTTATACAATAAACCAACTATTCCTTCCAAGACTTCTGATTTAACAAATGATAGTGGCTTCATTACAGGCTATACAGAAACAGACCCTATTTTCAAAAGTCATGTTGCTTCTTTAATCAATCAGAATGATATTGATAATTGGAATGCAAAATCAGATTTTAGTGGAAGTTATAACGATTTAACTAATAAACCTACTATTCCAACAGCAGATGGAACTACTATTGTAGATAACAATGGTGTGTTCAGTGCGGTTGGTGGTTCTGGCGGACCAAAAGTATATTCAGTGACTTATACAAGTGAATTAGTTGATAATGCAGATTTATTTAATGATTTAACCGCTGGTAATAATGTCGAGATTATTATGGATAATAGACATTATACATTAGAAGCAAAAGTAGAGTTAGATTATTATTTCTATTCTAATAACGTGCATTATGTTATCAATGGTAAGACTGATGTTAGAGCATTACAAATTCATACCAATGCAAAAAGAATAGTTTCTGCATATGTTAATTATCCAGAAGCTATTACACCTCGCGTAATTGGAACATATGTAGATGGAACAACAATTACCTATAATACTTCAACTAAGAAGATTAGTGCAGTAGCAAGTGGAACAACTTATACCGCAGGTAATGGTATTGCTATTGCTAATGATGAAATTAGTGTTGATACATCTGTAGTTGCAACACAGTCTGATTTATCAGGTAAGCAGAACACCTTAACCGCAGGTTCTGGTATTAATATTCAGAATGATGTAATTTCTGCTTCTGGTGGAAGTTCTATCAACATTGATAACCAGACAATTGTCAATGATAATGGCACTTATAAGACTGCTGTTGGTGGTTATGTAAGTGGAGGCGGACAGGCTACTACTTATGTTACTGGTGGTTCTGGTTCCACTTCCAGAGCAGTTGCTGAAAACTCTAATCTTACTAATCCAATCAATTATGCTTCTACTATCAGTGGAAGTGGAACTATTTATGCAAGTTATACTCTAACAATAAACGGTAGCTCTGCTAATATAGCAAATCAACCATTCGACTATGACACTGCTCGTTCAAATTACATGGATGCAACTCGCGGTGGATATGCGCCACAAGGTTGGATTGGAAGCATCATGAGTATGACTGACGCCAGCAATAACTTAACAAGTTGTTGGGGTATGTCTTTCCAAGGTGGAGGTTGGACCGCAGGTCAGAGTGTTACACTTGAAAACTTCACAATGGGAACAACTCAAGGTGCTACGGATATTTATGATGGAACAGGAACAACTCTCACATTTACTAATGGTATCCAGCCGGGTTCTGGCGCATTATTACTATTCCCTAATGTAGTTAATTTCACAGGTGGAACATTCAGTTGCACTTCTGGTGATTATGATACAAATTTCACATTAAGCGGACACTTGGTAATTAGCCATGAGGGTAGTGTATATGAAGAGTTTGATTTCTCTGATACTTACTACTTCAATGGTGGAGGTAATACCTTCATCCGCCATAGTGGTATGGGACAGCATTCAATTGAAGTTGGTTCTGTTGGATTGAATGTTGGTTCATTTGACCAACCCACAATGACATGGACATTCAATGGAATCTCTGGTGTTAAATTTGATACCAGTGGTATCCAAAGTGAGAGTGATGCTGTAAGTCTCACTAACTTAACATTGTCTATGGGTGGAACTACTACTTATGTTCCAATCAATTATAACTTCATTCCTATTGCGTTTGACCATGGTTGGTATCAGGAACAGGATGGCAGATGGAATATGAATTCTGCGCCTACGTATCAAGGGCATCTCATGATTTTCAGTGATGACCATCAGCATAGTGCATATCTCACATACGATTACGATAATAACCAGATTGTTGTTAATCAGATTAACTAATTGGGTGGGAATGGTTAATCCATTCCCTTCCAATCATATTTTATATAAATGAGGGCTAATCTTTGATTAGAACTCTTGATGATAGAGGGTTAGGCAATGACCTAAAACTCAAAGGAGAAACAAATATTATGGATGAAAACAAAGAAGTAGAAGTAGAGGGTCAGCCAGAAGACAAAGAGACTGAAACTAAAACCTACACACAAGAAGAAGTAGATGCGCTCTTACAGGCTGAAAGCGACAGAAGAGTAAGTGCCGCACTTAAAAAGGCCGAAAAGAAAAACGCAGAAAAACTTCGTGAAGCGCAGAAGTTAGCGCAGATGAATGAACAAGAAAAGTATGAATATGAACTTCAACAGCGTGAAGCCGCTATTGCGGAAAAAGAAAGAGAATTATCTCTTGCTGAAAACAAGGCAGAAGCCTCTAAGATTCTCGCTGAGAAGGGCATTTCAGTTTCTTTAGTAGATTTTGTAGTAGCAGAAAGTGCAGAAGATATGGCTACTAATATTGACCTCTTGGATAAGGCATTTAAGGCAAGTGTAAAAGCAGAGGTTGAAAAGAGATTAGCATCTAACGCACCTAAGAAATCATTACCATTGGATAAGGCTATTACAAAAGAAGATTTTATGAAGATGAGTGTAGATGAACTTATGGCTCTCAAACGTGAGAATCCAGAAGTCTATAACTCACTTAAATAATTGGAGGTTAAATACAATGGCAAGCAAATATGATAGCGCAAATATCAAGACCTTCGATAATGAAGTTCTTGAAACTAAATTAGAGAATCAGTTGATTACTAAGTTAGATATGAACCAGTTCATCACTCTCGACAACTCTTTAACAGAGGCTCCTGGTATGACAAAGAGAATTAGAACTTATGTCGGCACAGGTGCGGTTGAGGACCTTGAAATGGGCGAAGGTAATACTCAAGTAATTGGTTCTGAGTTCTCTGATGTTCCTTATGAAGTTAAGACAACTCAGGGTAAGGTTCCTTTCTACGATGAACAGCAAATGAATGACCCTATCGCTATTGATAAGGCAGTTGAACACCTTGCAGAAAACATGGTAAATGATGTTACTGTTAAGGTAGTCGGCGAACTTCGTAAGGCTACTGGCACAATTGCAACTCTCGACTTCTCTGGCATTGTTGATGCAATCGCTGAAATGCCTGATGAAGAGGAAAACGATATGTATCTTCTTATGAATAAGAAAGCATATGCGGCAGTTCAGAAGGCATGCAAGGATGAACTCAAGTATGTTGAAGCATATGTCCGCAGAGGCTATGTTGGAACTCTCGCAGGTGTTCCTATCTATGTTACTAAGGCTCTTTCTAATGCAGACCCAGATGCTGAGACACCAGTTCCTGAACACGCAGAAGCTTATCTCGCATGCAAGTCCGCAATTACATGCTTCCGTAAGAAGGGTGTAGAAACAGAACAGGAAAGAGACGCTGACCACAGAAAGACAACTATCTATGGTCGTGATGTTAAGGTTATCGCTTTAACAGATGCTACAAAAGTATTCAAATACGAAGCATAGTAAGGAGATAGCCTATGTTAGAGAACATTAAGTTAATACTTGGTCCTGCCGCAGAAGGCAAGGATGAACTTCTAACACTCCTTTTGGAGTTAGCAGAAGATGATGCCATCTCTAAAACTGGAAATACTGATGTTCTCTCTATGAGTTCTGTAATAACAGAGATGGTAATTTATAAGTTCAATAGGCTTGGCACAGAAGGTCTTGAAAGCGAAGATTATTCAGGGGTTAGGTATTCCTACACTTCTGATTACCCTCAAAGCATCTTATCCGCTCTTGAAGCGATTAAGAAAAGCCAGAAGGGAAACGGAGGTTTCCGTATCCTATGGTAATCAATAGAAGTGAAGTTAAGGCTACCCTTAAAACAATGGGCGGACAAGACGAATACGGCCAAGACCTAATTGACGCACTTGAAGAAAAACCTATTACTCTTACTTTTGGATTATATAATCACAAGCAAACCGATGATGTTAGATATGAAGATGTGGAATACACAGGCTTAACTGCTTACGATATTTCTGATAATCAAATCATTGCCATAGACGATAAGGAATACAAGGTTCTATTCGTTAATCCTTTTGGAAGAATGAACCAAGTATTCCTTCGTCAAAATTAAAAAATTCAAAGTTTGTCGTAGCGGTTCAGTATGGCAACAATAGTTGGATTAAAAGAATTAAATGGTAAGTTAGATAAGTTAAGTAAGCCACAAGTGAAAGAAGCCATCGGTAAGGCTTGTATGGTCGTAGAAGCCAAAGCAAAAGAGAAGTGTCCTTCTGACACTGGCCTCTTGCGTGATAGCATTACTTCTGAATGGAATGAGGAAGAAGGCAGAATAGGAACTAATTTATACTACGCTCCATATGTTCATCAAGGAACTGGTATTTACGCTGTAAATGGCGATGGCCGCCAAGATGTTCCTTGGGTTTATATGGATGATGAAGGTAATTGGCATACTACTTCTGGACAGCAACCACAACCATTCCTTGCTGATGCATTCACTGAAAGCCAAGAGGAAATTACAAAGGTTTTTGAACAAGCATTAAAGGAGGCTATTGGTAAGTAATGATTGACTATAAACCTACATTAGTTAATGAATTAAAGACCATTGGTCTTCCAGTTCATTATGAATTATTTTTAACAAGTAAAACAGAACTTCCATGTATCTCTTATCAAGAACAGAGTAATATCTCTCAGAGTGAGGGAGATACATTAAGATATTCTGATGTTACTTTTCGAGTTAAAGTATGAGCGAAGACAGTAAAAGAAATCGCAAAATACTCATTACAGATTGATGACCTAATGCGTGAATTGGGCTTTGTCCGCATTAACGCCAATGAACTTTGGGTTGATGGAATAGGACAGAACCTTCTCACTTATAGAGGCTTAGGTCAAGAAATTATTGGAGGTTAAATAACATGGCAAATACACATGCTGGTATTTTAAGTAAAGATGTCGAGTTCTATCTTGACGGTACAAAAGTAGAGAACTTACAGGAGTTCCCTGACCTCGGTGGTGCCGCTGAACAGGTAGATGTTACTACACTCGCAGATGGCAACTATGTATATATTAACGGTATCAAAGACTTCGGTACTCTTGAATTCACATTCTTATATGATAACTCTGGTCAGACTTCTAACTACCGCGTTCTTCGTGCGGCAGAGGAAGACGGTCTTTCCCACGAGTGTAAGGTTAAGTTCCCTGACACAACTGAATTTACTTTCAGCGGTCAGGTTTCCACAGCAGTAACTGGTGCTGGTGTTAATGCGGCTTTACAGTTCGTTGCAACAATCAACCTTGGTTCTGACATCGCAGTAAAGAACCCACAGGCTTAGTTTTAAATACGCTTATAGGGGCGGAGTAGAATACGCTCCGCCCTATTTTTTATTAGATTTGATTAAAGGAGAATGAATATGCTTTATTATACATTTACAGTTAAAGACAAAGATTATAAGTGCCGTTTAGGTGCTAAAGAATGCGTTGATTTAGAGAAGAAGTTAGGAACTAACCCTCTTAACGTTTTCATGAAAATCGCGCAGACACAGGAACTTCCATCCCTTGAAGTTATGATTTCTATGCTCCATGCTTCCCTCCAAAAGTATAATCATGGAACTACAATGGAAAATGCATATGATATCTATGATGAATATGTTGATGAAGGTCATAACTTAATGGATTTAGTTAATGTGATTATGGAAGTTATGAAGGTATCTGGTTTAATTCCAGAAAATGACGAGGACGATAACGCAAAAAACGCGGTAAAGGTCATCCAGAAGTAGAAGATGACCTACCCAAAACTCTCTTAGAGTTATTTAATAGACTCCTACCCGCATGCTTGCGCGCAGGCGTATCTATTACTGATTTCTGAGATTTGACTCTTGGAGAGATGCTGGAAATTTTGCGAAATTATAACGAGATACAAGAAGATAGGGCGAAGGAACAGTTAGCTATCAATTACAATAGAGCATCATTGATAGCTGACTTTGTAGCCTTACGCTTTAATGGGAAACCTATACCTTCCTTTGAAGAGGTCTTTCCTAATATCCAACAGCAGAGAATGACTGAGGAGGAAAAGAAAGAACTCGAATACAAACAGGCTATGTTCTTGAAAGAACAAATGGAGTTTGCGGCTAAGGCGCATAACGCAAAGAGGGCCGCAACGCAAAATGGAGGTAAAGGCTAAATGACATTAGAAAAATTAGTTGTCATAATCACGGCTGAAACAAAACAACTTGAAAAAGCCATTGATAGAGTTAAAAGCCAACTCTCTTCATTAGAAAGCGCCGCAGGTAAGATAGGAAGTAAGCTAACCAAGTCCTTTACTAAGTCTGCTTCTGGATTAGGCAAGCTAACTAAAAGCCTTGGTTTAGCTGGGCTTACCGCAGGTATTATTGCTTTTGGTAAATCAGCCGTAGATGCCGCATCAGACCTTCAAGAGTGACAGAACGTAGTTGAAGTTGCTTTTGGAGACGCGGTAGGCCAAGTTAATCAGTTCGGTAAGATAGCGATAAAACAGTTTGGTCTATCTGAACTCGCCGCCAAGAAATTGGCTGGTAATTTTATGGCTATGGCTGATGGTATTGGTCTCTCTAATGAGGCTGGTGCCAAGATGGCTATACAATTGTCAGGTTTAGCCGCTGACATGGCTTCTTTCTTCAATACTTCTGTTGAGGCTACGCAAACAGCCTTACAAGGTGTCTTTACAGGTCAAACAAGAGCCTTGAAGCAGTATGGTGTTGTAATGACAGAAGCAAACCTCGAAGCCTTTAGAATGGCGAGAGGTATTCAAACTGCTTACTCTCAAATGAGTGAAGCACAAAGGGTAGCGTTAAGATACAACTATGTATTACAGGCTACCGCAAACGCACATAATGATTACGCAAGAACAGCAATGACTTGGGCTAATCAGATGCGTTTATTAAGTAATAACTGGAAACAACTTATTACTTCTGTTGGTAATGGTTTAGTTCAGTTATTAACGCCAGTAGTAGCAATACTTAATAAAATCCTCACAATGGCTATTGCAGTAGTTAATGCTATTGCAAAGGTATTTGGCGGAAAAGGTATTTCTGGTGTTTCTTCTGGCGGAGGAGGCGGTTCTCCAATCGGAGGATTAGCCGATGATGCAGAAGATTTAACAGATAACCTCGGTGATGCTACTGGTGCCGCTAAAAAATTCAAGGCTACTATTGCTGGCTTCGATGAACTCGAAACCCTTAATCCGCAACCTTCTGATAGTGGAGGTGGAGCAGGAGGCCTTGGTGGAGGCGGAGTAGATGTTGGAGACTTAGACAGTTACTTCGACTTTATGGAGGAAGACGGCTTACTTGGTAAGTTTGAAGACTTCATGAAGAAACTTAAAGCATTGATGGATGCTGGGGACTGGGAAGGCGTAGGTAAAGAAATCGCTGGCGTTCTCAACAAACTTATGTATTGGCTTGATGATTGGCTATTAAAGTTTGACGAGTGGGGCACTAAATGGGCGACTATTACCGCACGCATCTTGAACGGTGTAGTAGAAGCATTTGACTGAGAGTTCTTTGGTAAGTTAATTGCAGACGGTTTAAACGCTATAATTCATATCTGCAATGCATTCCTTGAAACCTTCAATTCTTTGGCTCTTGGAGAAGGTATTGGTAGAGCCGTTAATAGTTGGTTCGATAATATAGATTGGACTGGCTTAGGTCATTTCTTTGCTAATAACCTTAACTTCTTTATCGACATTGCCGCAGGCTTCTTCGATAAGATTATTAACCAGGCTTATGAGAATGGCCAGAAGTTAGGAGAAGCATTTAACGCTTTCATTGATTGGATACATTGGGATAATTTATCTCGTGCTATTTGGGAAGGACTTAACTCTTTAGCGCAGACCATACAAGGTTTTGTTGATATGGTCAATTGGGAAGATTTAAAGACTAAAGTTTCAACTGCATTACAGAATATCTTCGATAATCTTGATATGGAAGGTATTAAGAAAGCAGTAGCGGACTTAGTTAATAACGTGATGGACTTCTTAAAGTCTATTGACTGGTATCAGATTGGTCATACTGTTGGAGAAATGCTATCTGCGGTAGATTGGCTTGGCGTTTTAATTGATGTTAAGGATAAGATTATTTGGCCAGCAGTAAAGGGATTCTGGGATGGCTTAATGGCCGATGGTAAGAACTATTTACTTGGCTGGATTGGTAAAATTCAATCTTTCTTCTCATCTGAATATGGTCCGTTAATTGGCACCGCAATTGGTGTTGTGGTAGCTGGTATTGGTGCAACTATTAAAACATTGGTATTACCATCCATGATAGGTTGGGCTACTGAAATAGCACAAACCGCAAGAAGCAGTCATCAAACATTCATTGGAACCGCTCTTTCTTCTATTGGTTTTTCAATAAAAGAATGGTTCGGTGATGTAGTTAATTGAGGTAAATCATTTGCGGCCGATGTTTCAACAGGCGGTTTTGCACAAGGTTTCCAAGGATTAGCTGATTATGCATCTATTACTGGAAGTAAGCTTGCATCATTGGCTTCTGGTTTTGTCAAACTTGCACCAGTTATTGCCGCAGTAGTAACGGTTGTACTATCTCTTACTTCTTCTTATGGCGGATTACATGGCGTCATGGAGAAGGTTGGAGATGTATTCAAAAACGTAGGTAATAACGTTAAAGAGTTCGCTAAGAACATTGGCTTTGATAAGGCTATTGAACGACTTAAAACAGCGTTTGGTCATATGGGCGAAGCCTTAAAGAAAGTTTATGACCACTTAGCAGTCTTGAAGCCAGTATGGGATGTATTCTTCTCATCTCTTGGATTTATCGTAGAAGGTGCTTGTAATATCGTTGTAGGTGCCATAACAGGATTAGCTGATGTTGTTTCTGGTATCGTAGATATCATAGCAGGTGTAGTTGATGCTGTAATAGATTTATTCTCTGGTCCAGAAGGATGGGGTAGATTACCCGGCGATATTGAACTAATTTGGAATGGTATTTGCACTGCTATCACAGGCATTGGCGAAACAATCTTTAATGCAGTAGCTGGATTAGTTCAAGGCATTATTGATTGGTTCAAAGACCTCAAATATCAGTTAATAGGAGACCCTATTGTAATTGATATGTGCCAAGGAATTGTAGATGTATTCTTACAGTTCGTTCAAGATGCAGTTGCGGTCTTTGAAGGCTTCGTAGAAATGATTACTGGTATTTTCCAAGCAATCTGGGATGCGTTAATCGTAATAATGACAGGAATAAAAGATTTCTTATTCTTGACTTGGGAAGCGATTAAGAACTTCGCTATCGAAGTATGGACTAACATCAAGAACTTCATCTATGAAATGTGGATGGCTATCAGCACAGATACTACTGACATCTGGACTGTTATCCATGAGTTCCTCACAAGCATGTATGAAACTATTACTACTTTAGTTCAGACTGTTTGGGAGAACTTACATAATCTCATTGAGACTTGGTGGAACACAATTAAAGACACTACTGAGCGCATTTGGAACGCTATCAAGAAGTGGCTTGAAGATACGTTTGAAAATCTCAAGCAAACTATTGATAGATGGATGAACAATGTTAAGACCACTATTTCTAATGGTTGGACTAATATTAAGAACAAGACCACAGAGATGTGGAATAACATTAAATCCTTTATTACTGATACTTGGAATTCTATTAACTCTAAGGCCAGAGAAATCACTGACAGTATTAGAGATAAGTTTATTACTGCTTATACCAAGATTACTGACCAGTGGGGCAAGTTCAAAGACTTCTGGCGCGGTATCTGGGATGGTATTGCAGATATAGCCAAGTCCGCCATGAATGGTGTTATTAGAAAGTTAAACGGCTTCGGTTTCAGTATTCCTGATTGGGTTCCATTAGTAGGTGGTAGAAGCTTCCAGATGAATATTCCTTATCTTGCTAATGGTGGTATCATTGATAATCCAACAGTAGCAATGTTAGGTGAATACGCTGGTGCTAAGACTAACCCTGAAATCGCCGCACCACAATCATTACTACAAGATATTATTACACAAGGCAATAATGATTTAATTGATGTTTGGGTACAGACAACAAGACAAATCATTGAGGCCATTGATGGTGTTGATGTATCTGTTGCTATTGGAGACGAACAAATCGCCCAAAGCGCAAACAGAGGAAACAACGCTTATAAACAAAGAACAGGAAAGCCTCTCTTCTCTATGTAAGGTAGAGAGGGAGGCTTCCCTTTATATATAAAGGAGGTTGATTATGTCAGCACTTATAAATAATAGATACTCATTTGGTATAGGTTCTTCTCCATATAATCTCCGTTATTTTACTGCTAAAAGCTTTCATCAAGGTTGGGAAAGTTTAGCCAGTGAAGACAGTGGTAGAACACTTGATGGTATCATGCGTATTTATTGAGTAAGAACAGATATTAAGAAGTTTGAAATCGTGATGCCTCCATGCACTTATGAAGTAATTCACGATATTGTAAATATCGTTCAAGGCAAAGAGTATTATATACAAGTTTGAGACCCTTCTATTGGAGGTGTCGCTAATTATCATGTTTATACATCAAACTCTAAAACAGACATGTATTCTGGTGTAGTGCATAATGGATTATATGAGAACTTTGAGTTCCACGCTATTGAATTATAGGAGTGTAAAACATGAAAGCAGAAATTGATGTTTTTAGAAAGAAAGACCCGCTTCAGCATGAATGGCAAAAACATGCTGTGAGTGAAACTCCAAAAGAGAAATATGATGTATATTTCAAAAACCGTTATTTAGAAAATAATGCGTTTGAGGAATATGATGAATTACAACAACTTGAAGATAATTACATTGCCTATACACAGTATGGTAGTGAAATCAATGATGTGTATTCGTATTGAGAAGAAGATTATCCTGATAGAGTTCAGTTTGCCGAAGGTAGAAAAGATAAGTTATTAACAGAAAGCGATTATAGATACTTAATTCATTACAAAGTTGCTAATGAAGCAAATAGTAGCTATGATGACATAATCTATTCTGTGAATATCGAAGATGATGAGGTAATGCGCTACAATGGTAAGCGCGGAATTAAACCCACAATAGGCAGTTTAATGGGTTATCAAGAATGCTATTACAACACTGGCAATGTCAATAATTCACTTGGATTAGATGGTATAAATACTATCAAGCAAGTAGGTTCTTTGACTTCTGGTGATATAGCGCCGCAGATTCCATTATCTCCTGCTAATCCTGATGGTAAATTACCTAATATTTTTCAGAGATATGATTACTATGTTGAAAGTGATTGAATGAATAATAATATTTCTAAAATAGGTCATCACACTTTCGACTATGTTCCAGAAAAAATGAATGTATATGCTGGAAATAATACAGGATATATCTATGAAGGTAGCGTTCAGTGGAAATCTTCTAAGATTGCTTTCATAAATGGTAAATGGGCCATTAAATCGCAAGTATGTGAAGCTTTTACAAGAACATGGAATAGTATTTTATATCATAGTTCATTTAATCCTGATTTTGTTGGATGTAGATATGAAGGTGATGTATGTCATTGCTATTATGGAACCTTCCAAACAGAACAAAAAGATGTAGTTCCAGCATATAATTATGGTTTCTACATCGTATATGAAACGCAATGAAGAGAGATAGATTTTGGATTTCCTCAAACTGGAGGTCACGCTATCGAAGACTGGAATACATATTATTGCGATTACAACTCTGTAATTAACTATGGTATTGCTTTGTCTGATTATGGTGTTGATACCACTACAAAAATACTTGACTATATTTTGATTGATGTAAATCCAGAAGTGAGAATGGCTTATAGACAATCACAAGGAAAGGTTGAAAGTCTATTTTCTTCTATTGGAATGAAGGGGAATGTTGATTGGAGCATTATTGAAAATATTTACTTTCATTATGCAAGTCATTACTATACATTCCAGTATATTGAAAGAGGGAAGCCTTTTAACTATGTGTATGCGGAATTGCGCCAGAACCCAACTTGGACGCCTTACGCGCAAATAGTAGGTAATTGTGAAAGATTCAAATTAAGCGGTAGCCAAAACGTTATTCCAGTTTGTGAATATAACTCTGGTGAAGTTGTTGAATATTTAAATGAACCTGATGCAAATAACGTAATAGCCCGAGTATATGATAAGAAGAGTAATGAACTAATTAAAGAAGTTCAAAGGACTTCTGGACTTGTTGATTTCTATGAATATCCTGATGTTAAAATCAATATCACTATTGATATACCTGATAATAATATTATTTTTGGTAAGGTAGAAGATGAACTTGATTTAGCACGAGAAAATAATTTAATTTACACACTTACTGATACTTCTGGAATTGGTAATAGAGTAATTCCATTCAAAGGTTGGGAACATTATAATTGGGGAATGGAACACCACTATGTGTATAGAGGTTGGTGAGAACCTGTTGAAACAAAGTTCGGTGGAATAGTAGATGTAAGATATAACTGTGGTATGACATGCACAGTATGGCCGACATTAAGAGAGTATCTCAAAGATGATAATATTTATAATTCAATCACAAAGGTAGAGTATCGTCTTTACATGCGCTCAAGCGATTATTCTCTTTATGATGAAATTACTGCTTATTCAGGAATCGGAAATATCTATAAAGTAGTTCGTGATTATATCATAGTAAATGGTCATAAAGCCTATGGTGCTGTAAATAATGGTATTTTCTATTTCGGCACAACAGAAACATTAGACTTCGGTCATGAAGTATTGGAAGGCGTTATGTCATTTGATTATTCAACATTTGAAAGTGTTGATGGTTCAAGAACAAACGGATATTTCTTTAGAAAAGCATTTGAGAATTGTGTGTCTGGAAATACTGTTTATTATGAGCCTGATTATCATGGTATGTATAATAACTACTATGATTTATTGCGCCAATTCCCTGATAAACCGCAATTAGTAAGTATTTGGGATGAAGATGGAAATTGGTATCATAGTTGGACTAACTTAAAAGATGGTGTAGATATGGATAAAAAGACTGGCATTAGTAAAGCTAATGTTGGTAGTGAAAATCAGCCTAACCTATCCTCATTTGAATATAAGTTAATAATTCCAACAGCAGAATTGGATGAAAATGAATTAGTATATATTTACCGCAGAAAAGAAATGTATGTTTCAGAGTTTGAAGAATACCGCAAGCAATTTTCTGATGCGTCCTTCGCAAGCTTTGATGGTGATTGGACTTTAACAAGAATTGATTTAGATAGCCTTAGATATGGTTATAGCTATTCAACAGAGCAGTTAGCATATAATGTTTCTGATATTAGATATATTACTTTGCGCGATGCTTATGATTTGTTATATAACTGGAAATCTAATCAAGATTGGAAGCCACAATACTACTATCTTATGAAACAACATGAAGACAATATTCATGCTTATGATGCTATACCTTATCGCGCTAATGCGGAAGCTACAAATTGGCATTGTATGGGTATTGTTCCAGATGTTAGTGGATTTGTGAAAAACGCAGACCGCGACTATTGAGAAAGATATTTATCAATTCCAAATTTAGAACAAGTATTGGCTGGACCGCATGAAATCCAAACCTCAGTATTTGGTGCTGTTGGAATGGAACGATTAAAGGAACATGCGGAACAATATGGTTCTATTGATGAAGTGCTTATTCCTATTGTCACAGAAATTACAATTACAATTCCTGCTAATACATATTTATACGATAAATATGATTTGTATTGGACTAACTTTGTAGGAAAAGATTATAACGATGATAACTATACTCAGTATGTTGCTTTTAAATCATATTCTGTATATACACGAAATGAAGATGTTTCTGAAAACATCTATGAGAAATTATCTGAGTTTGAAGATAGATATCCTAACTATCTTTTAATTAACGAAATTGCAAGATTGCCAGAAGGAACATTAGTTCCTGTTAAACACTGGCCTGAAATGCTTTTCAATAATATCCATTATGATGATATGCCTTTGCATGAGTTCCCTAAAAATGGACCTGATGCGCCATATCCTGAATTGGGCTATTATCCTCCTAAACGAGAATTATTAGAAGACCCAATTACAGACCCAACTTATGATGGTAAGTTCTATCGTCATGTTGAAGATACTCATACTTATTTCTCTACTGAAAAGGCTGGTGAAATCTATACTGATTTAGGTTTCAATGTTGAGACTGGATTATATCTAACATCTGTTGAAACAATCACTAATCCTTATTACTTCGATACTAACTGTTTCTCATATGAGTATGCAGGAACACAAATGTTAGTCCAGAAGGGCAGAGTCCTTGACCGCCGCATTTCTGATACTGATTTCAAGAAGTATCCAAAAGGTGGAATAGCAGAAGATGGGTATTGGTATGAATATATTGGAACTAATGAGGTATTAGAAAAGACTTGGAAAGATTACACATTGCGCTCTGTGCCTACTTACAACATTGATATAAATAGTTCCGAAGACTTAACCATAGGTGATGTCGCAGGTGCTTCATTTAGTGTAGAGGTTCAGGGAGAAGTTAAACGCTTCCTTAAATACCTTGGCCGCAAATGTGTTCTTAAATATGACTTTAAGAATGATGGTGTATTAGTTCCTTTTGGAACATTTACAATTTCAGATGTAAGTTATATTAACCACTCTGTTTCTAAAATCACTGCTTATGATAATATCAAGAAGTTTGATAAGCCTATTTTAGATTTCATGCTTTCTCTTACATATCCTATGACCGCTAAACAGTTATGGCATATTGTTTGCGATTACTGTGAAGTTCCTTATCATGGCGAGGAAGAGTTCCTCAATAGTGATGCGCTTATTTATGGTGCTTTTGGAGATAATAACTTAACCGCAAGAACTGTTGTTAGTTATATCGCCCAAATTGCTGGTGGATATATTCGCTGTGATAAAGATGGATATGCTATGATAAGAAATCTCATGCCTGTTAAGAATGTAGGTGTTTATAAAGATGGCGCTTATGAAGAGATTAGCGATAATGCTTATTTCACTTATTATAAGAACCTTCCACCTTTAAGAACATATTTTACTAATGAAGCGGGCGCAACAGCGCATCTTCCTTCATATGAGATTTCAGACCAGAAAACGCAGATGATTAATGAGTTCCCTATTGATATGATGGATACTATTACATATACATCAGCAGGTGGAACTAACTTCATTAATTTCAGAACATCTGTTAATTCAATTCTTGATATTAGTGATAATCCATTTGTCTATAATGTTGAAGATGAAAATACTGCAACAAAGATTACAGGAAGAATATTAGACCAATTCTGGCTTATCTATCCAATAGATAGAATGGCTGTTTCCTTAAATGGTGTTGAAACGGATATTGAATCAGCGCCATATAACAGTAATATTCAGACATTTGAGTTTGAGTGAGACGAACTTGGTATTGCTACGATTATTGCGCTAACTAATAAGCGTTTATATCGTATTATTATTCCTACTACTCTTTCTATTAGTGCTGTTGGTGTTGATGTTAATGCAAAAGGTCAATCCACATATACACAGAAACTTATTACAACAGAACTTAATAGACAGGTTGATGTTATTAGAAACTCTGTTAAAGAGGTTAAGTTACTCATTCCAGAAGCATTACCAACTACAATTGCGGAATTGAATGAGGATGTAGATAATCTTGAATCAGGATTATCAACAACAACATCTAATTTGAACACTCTTACAACTAATTACAATAATAGTATGAGTTCTATTAACGCTAAAAATACACGCCAAGACGAACGCCTTACTGCTGTTGAACAGACAAATACTTCCCAAACTACCTCAATCAATGGCTTACAGACTACCGTAGGCCAGCACAGTTCAAGTATCAGCGAACTATCTTCAAATCTTGCGAACGTAGTTCAAAGCAATACAATTTCATCCACAGACAATTCTGTCTCTGTTGAGAGTGGAGGTCAAACTATGACCTTAACCGCGGATAGTGATGGCTTCTTAACCATCTCTTTTGGAGGCTTGAATTGGAAGTTGAAATTAGAACAAGAAACGGAGGGCAACTAATGTCACAAGAAGTTCAAATTATTGCTGTCATCCTTATTTTAAGTCAATTGGCTCAGGCTTTCCTAACTTTTCGTTCTGCGAGAAAAGAGGCCGTTAGACCAATAGACGAATTGCGAGCGGCAGATGCGAAACAAGTGGAAGCCATCAGCAAAATCAAACGAGATATTGAAACTATGAAGGTTGATATAGACCATGCTTTTGATAAATATCGTGCTTTAGAACAAAGCACTTTGGTGCTGGAAAAAGCCATTCTCGCTTTAATCGAGCATGAGTTGGATGGTAATCATACCGCTAAACTTGAAGAAAGTAAGCAAGAATTAGAAGATATCATCTTTCATAAAACAAAATAAAAAAGAGACCGTGATAATTCACGGTCTTCTTTTTTTTTGGAGTTTGTGCTACGTTTTGTGCAACAATCTCCGCGAACGGCCTGGTTAAGCCAAACTAATGGTTCCTGAGGGACTTTTGCCAAGGTCTGAAAAAATGAAAATCCGCATAAAATGGGCCTATTTGACAACTCATTTTTTCATTTTCCGCTACGGTTTGTGCAACATTTGTGCTACACTGTTGGTGGAAGGAAGGTAGCGTTATGAAGTATTCTACTTGGTCAGTAAGGAAGTTGAAGAACCGTAAAGGACAGCCATGGCAAGGCGTATTGAAGTATAAGAATGCAGAGGGTAAGTGGTGTAATAAGAGTAAGGTCTTTCCAGAAGCAAAGGGTAAGAAAGAAGCGGAAAGACTTACAGAGGCTTGGTTTGATGAGTTAAATGCGGAAGGTGCAAAAAGAGAGGAGAGTTCCTATACTCTGAATGATGCTGTATTGAACTACATTGAACTACAATACAATAAAAATCTAATTGAGGCTTCTACTCTTCATTTCAATAAAAACAAAGTAGCAAATTATATTGAGCCTTATATTGGTAATCTGGTCTTTGCGGAAGTAGAACGCCATGACTTAGAACAGTGGATTACAGAACTTCATAAGAAGGGTCTGAAACAATCTACTATCTATGCCGCGTATTCTATTCTCCGTAAAGCCTACACTTATTACTACAAGATGGGGGATATCCCGCATAACCCATGTGTGATTACAGTGCCGAAAGGGAAGCCAAGACAGAGCCATATGACAGGGGCGCAGATGACAGAGTTTGTAGCCGCTGTTAATAAGGAATATAAGCCAGAAGACAAGATGTATTTAGCCATTTACTTAGCCTATTATGCGGGCTTGCGGCGCAGTGAAATCTGCGGTCTTAGGTATCGTGATATTGACCTGACCGCTAATACTATCTCGATTACTTCTGCTGTTGGAATTAGTGATGATGGTCCTTACATGAAGAATCCTAAGAACAGGTCTTCTGAACGCACCTTCGACCTTGTCCCGCAGCTTAAAGAGATACTTACTTACCATTACAATTATTACCGTCCTGAACCGTCTGACTTCGTAATCGGTAAAGACGGAGAGTATCGTAGTCCTGATGGATTTGGTAATAGCTTTGCAGAGTTCGTAGCGAAATATGAATTGAAAGATGCATTTGATAAACCCTTAACGCTCCATAGTTTGCGACATAACTTAGGATTCCAAGGTGCAAGAATCATAGACATTTCTTCTCTATCTCATATCTTCGGACATGCCAATCGTAGTATTACTCTTGATACTTATGGTTCTACTGACGCTAATGCGGTTAAGATGGCAATAGAACAATTAGGAGAAACCTATAAAAGCCATGATTTTCAAGAAGACGATTAAATCTTCATCTCTTGGATTTTATCTTTACTCTTGCTAACGAGAATTAAGTCCTGTATATTTAATTTTAGAAAGAGAGGAAGAATTTTTATGGCTATGCCTGATAAACTCGTTCAGATTAAACTCGAACACATAATGGATTGGTGCGCTGATAATAATGCGCTTGATTGGCTGGAGGCTAAGGCTTCTGAGACAGTAGTTAAGGATGGTGTTGAGAAGCCCATTACTTATGTCGAAGTAAGAAAGGCTTGGGCGCAGAAATATCGTCCTGACCTTCTCCAGAAGAAGAGTAAGAAGAAGTCTCCTACAATGCTTGACCGCATTAAGAAGTATAAGGCTAAACACTAAAAATTTGACACTAAAAAAAATTTTTGGTACATTATTATTGCAGGATGGATGATACAAACATTCATTCAAACAAAAAAAGTCAAAGGGAAAGTTATATATTATTATATACTTTCTCTTTTTACTTTATATAAGGGGTTTAAGGTAATTACTTAGATTACATAGCGTTTAAAGCGCGTTAGCGCTTTAATAACGCTAAGAGAAAAACGACGTAGGAGTTTTTCTCTATATTTGCTTTAAGAAAAAATATTTTGGTAAAATATAATTGTAAGTAATTACACCAGAATGTTGAGTGGGCGTTCAAAGCAAAAATATATACCTCAATTTAAATCTCTTATCTACTTTGGGCGCCTTCAATTAATCTTCTTATAATAGAATTGAAATAATTACGGGAAGGCATATTCTTCTTGAATCCTTTCATGGGAATCACTTCCCATTAAAATACTAATTCTATTATTACTATATACTCCTTCTTAAATAGACAGACAAGGTTCCGCGAGTCCAGCCATAACTCACCAAAATCCTTCTTACTTGTCTGTCTTTTTATTTTGGAGTAAATAAGATGGAGAAGGAGAAAAAATGATTGAAGTATGAAAAACAATAGACGGATGTTCTAACTATGAAGTAAGTAATTACGGCAGAGTTCGCCATGTGAAGTTTAAGCGCATCCGCAAAACAGTTATCCGTCCAGATGGATACGAACAATTAAATCTTATTAGCGATGACGGCAAGAATATCTGCTGACCTATTCATAGGCTTGTCGCGCTAACCTTTATTCCTAATCCTTCTGGATTAGAAACGGTCAATCACATAGACCATAATGTATTGAATAATCACGCAGATAATCTTGAATGAGCTACCAGAAAAAAGAACTGTTCTGATACATCCATGCCAGCGCATATCAAAGGAAAAAGACCAGTGCGTCAATTAGATATGGACCGCAATGTTGTTGCTGAATACGAAAGTATGTCAGAGGCTTCTCGTGCTTTAAATATAAAA